CTGGCGCACCTTACCTAACTATCCTTGCGGATTCTCCTCTGAGCTAGAGGGGATTACCTCAATCATTACTTGACAGCCACCGCCTTTAATCGGCTTGCCACGCTCGATCAGTAGCTTTTGCACCTGAACATCCGAGCTAAAGATACCAGCGTGTTCTAGGCTATCTAGAATCGCTTTGGCGCAGTTGTCAATATCCATTAGCTTCTTATTGCGTGGTTGCAAAATAATGTGAACCATAAGTGACTGTGAACCCAATTTTGGAACTCTCCTTTGCAAACACGCAACAATAACCTCTTGCCTAAATAGCTGACCCCGCTTACTAATAAACCTACGATGCCCACTCGCTATCCAATAGTTATTAATGGATGGCGGGTAGGGCAAGTCTAGGACAAGCATCAACAGATAATAGGCTTAAATGGTCCTTGTGTTCCCGCATCCCAGCAGCACATACCACCTCGCCCATCGGGTTGGCATTTCACCTGGGCAGATACGCTAAAGGACAACACTGCAAGCAACGCTACCGCAATTAATTTTTTCATGGTTTTATCCTTAGAATGGTACTTCACCGTCATTGGCATTGGTTTCTCTGGGGTACTGCTGGGTGTTTTGTGGTTTCCAGTTATCCTCAGACAAGCTAATCAACTGCCCTTTGGGGGTGTTCTTAGTCCAGCCAGCAATCTTGAGTGTTTGACCCGCCTTGTAGTCCTCAGAGAGCAAGAGCGTACCTTTCCAGTCGGGTGCTTTCTCATGCTTCTTATCAGCGTTACCAAACAATACGCCTTTGCCCATCTGGGCGATATGTCCATTACTCATCAATCTCTCCTTATTTCAGCTATGCGGGTTAAAAACTTCGATGTCTGCATACCACTCCATGTCTTTGTAAAGGCATCATTGGCAGCACGCAATTGGTTGTACTTCTTGGTTTTCTCTTTATCGTCATACTTGGTGGAATTTTGGATACGCTGGAATAGATCCAGGAATCCTTCAATCCAATCCTCAAGGCTAAAAAATGTGGCGTATGGCTCTTGCTGACCTGGAACATACAGGTGCAGCTTATGAATCATGTTGCCAAAATTACCTTTTGGGATGTCTGGGGTTGAATCGGGAATGTCCTCTTTGATCGTGTTTAGATCAATCTCACCCGTACCAGGATCGACTACTACGCTACCCATATCTCTGGGTTTATGCGCATCAAAGTCGCTTACTTCTTCAACGGAATAGAACCCTTGAACACTTCCAGGAAACACCGATCGTATACCTTCCGAAATGCATCGGGATCTGAGCATTGCCCTTGGGAACTTTTGCCAGCCCGAACCTGGTTTGACAAGCCCGATCTTGGTTGCCTGTTCAATTGTCCATGTAACGGCAAGCTCACCTCCGTTGGGGTGACTGAATACGCCTGTAACTTTCTCATCGGTATAGTCCTTCCAATCTACTTTTCCACCCGCATTTTGAAACCTTGCTAGCATGGCATCGGCTTTTAATGCTGGTCTGCCCTGGATGATATGAAAATCCCGTGCTGCTGTGGCGGGGTGCATACCTTCCGCTTGTGCTACTGCCATTAGCGCTAGTACGCTATTGGTATCCTTCATTCCGAATAAACCGCTTTTGGCTATTGCTTCTGCCATCTGCGACATATCGGTAAAGCTGACAATATTGCTCATCTTATCCCCTTTCATTAGGCTTTACTTCACTAAAAATCTACGACTGCCAGGCTGCTCAATCACGAACTGCTCGTAAATGTCGGGCATGGCTTGTTTAAAGAGATCACTAGAAAAGCGCTTGCTAGTCTTACTGCTGCGCCAGGTGACTAGGGTATCCCCTGAGATGGACACAATCTCACCCTTGTCGCCCATGGTGTTGCGGATCGCTACCTCGATTGCTTCGCTCTGTTCCTCAAGCGCCTTAATGCTAGCCTTGTATTGCTTGAGCTGGGCGACTGCTACCTCAATATTTTGCGTTGCAACAATCGTTTCATCGTTGCTATTGGGATAGATCAGTTTGGTCTGCTCTATGGTTTCTGCGGGTGGTAGGGTGTCGGTCTTGCAATACGCCCATAACTTCGCCATACGCTGAACCAGGTCATCTTTCATACTTTCGGTGATCTCAAACTCAATGGTTACAAATTCGCTTCCACCAAATAGAACAGCCAAAAATATACGATCGATATTATGACAAGCACATTCGTGTATGAGTTGGGCAAGGTCAGCATCAGGAATCCGATTAGCATCGGCATCAAACCGATTGCGAACTCCAGCGTTATAGTTTTTTGCTTCAACAAGCACAGTACCATCTGCGCTAATGAAATCAAAATGAGAACGCATCCAATCGTGTTTTGGGTGAGTGAGAGCATAGTCCGCTTCCTTTAACTCTATCTTGTGTTTGTCTTGAAATAAGCGCCCAATGACAGGCTGCATGATGTGACCCATCTGCACCGCTTCCACATCGGATAGGTCAGGCGCTTCTCGCTTGCCTTGCTTGGTGAGTATGACATCCACCGCACGACCATTGGCAGCCATGCGGGAATCGCCACTCCACCAGGCGCTATTGCGTACATTTGGCGCAAAGTCTGATTGAGCATTAGCCATCATGCACCCCTTGTAATGATATTGAGTAGTGCAATTAGATGATTAACTTGCTTACGATAAAAGTCTACTTGCTTGCGTAGCTCTGCTATCTCATCTAACCCTTGCTCAACTGCTTCATCTTGGCGCTCTACTAATCCTTCTAGCGCTGTAATCCGCTTTTGTAGGGTTGTGGTTGTGTTGGTGCTACCTTTGGTTCTTGCCATAGTTTATCTCCCGAATGGAATTGTGGATAGTGCATCAAGCGCTGCGTAGTCTATTTCTTCAAACCACTTCGCATCCATACCGCATCGATCTTCATTCATCCGATAGGTGTATGCAAACGAATAGACAGGCTTGCCGTTAACAGGGTTGACTTGGGGTAATACGGAACACTCATCACCCGAGCGTAGGTGCATACAGCTAGTGCATAGTTTCATACGAATTGTCCTCTAGTTAGGTTATCTGATTAGTACTACAAGCGTAGATTACACCATGAACAATTCTAATGCAACTATTTCTTTAATCGTGTTGTTGTTTAAAGCACACATAGATTACTGTATACTTCTATATATATATATACGAATAGACTATTCTTCGTAAAATATATTTCGTAGTTATACGAGTTATACGCCTATACTATCTCTATCATATAACTTCGTAGAATAGACATAGTAGTTCTAATAGACATAGAGGTAGTATATACATCGGAGTTATACATCGTCTAGTAACATCTATGTATGGGGTTCTTGGGGTATCGTTGGGGTTCACGATCTCCAGGGCATGACGGGTAACGCCCAGAATGACCCAGGCGCATCAGGTAGCGTGTTTTAAGAGGGTTAGTGTTGAGCTAAGTCCCATCATGCGTAGAGAATCGACTAATACTGTGAATAGCAAGATCCCATACATGGGCATCTTGGATAGGTGAATAACACTAGCCTTGAAAGCCAGGCGCAAAAATAGATCAAATTGAATTTAAGGGGTTTTAAGGCGTAAAAAAAGGGTTAGATATACTAACCCCTTAACTGATTGAGAAAAGCGCTTAAATCAGCATTAAAAACGATAATAGAGCTATCCAGGATAGTATCGCTATCACCTTATCGATAAAAGTATCATTGTAATGAATCATTTTAGTAAATCCTCCCCTGTTTTACAGTCGATTTCCAGGCGTTAAAACTAAGCGCTGTTATGCCTTGTTTAGCTGCCCAGTAGCAATAAGCGCTGTATTTGTCCCTGGCGCTCATTGTTGTTTTTCCCATGCCTGGCGCATTGTTTCATTAAAGGTATGAAAATTGGCATCATTAAAGGCATTTTGCATAGTGTCAAAAATTGCTTGCCCATCCCATTTAAAGTGATGAGCGATTAACACCCCCAAAACATCCTGATCGCTTACCTTATCCCAATATTTAGGGTTAAAACTTGTTTCCCTGGTAATTTCAATTAGTTTTTTAAGATCGTTCATAAATTCCCCATTAGGTTAGTTAGGTTATGACTAGCTAAATGCTAATCCGATAAGCGCCTATTCCTAAGCGCTTACCAGTTAGCACTAGGCGGGTATTTGATCTATTTCAGTAACCCTATATTTGACTATATCTTCCCCATTTTCAGGCTCTAGCAGCTCATAAACAGCATCAGCTAGCCATTTATCAGGATAGCTATCCTCTTGAATTTTGACGATCAATTCCACTTTATAAGTTTTCATAATTTCCCCTTAATTAAGCAGCTTGCTGGATCTCAGCAGCGCTTACAGTATTGACATAATCAGCAGCTTTTTGCGCTAATGCAGCAGCGTTAAAAATTGCCTTGTTATCATCTTTTAAACACTTTAGCCATGATCCGATATAGTCAGCGTGGCGTAGATCGCCTTGAATTTGGTAATCCTGGCATAGAAAAGCAGCGCCCAGCTCAGCTACTAACTCTTCGAAGGCATAAGCGCTATCAGCAAAGCGCTTGCCCTTAGTACGATCCAAACGAAAATTAGCGCCTGACCAGTGAATCAGCTCATGCAATAAAGTAGCGTAGTAATCGGATTCGCTCTTAAAATCGCCTTTATTTGGTAAATGGATCGAATCAGAATCACGCCTGTAAAAAGCGCTTGAGCTGCCATGCTTAATGATTGCGCCTGTATCGCTAACCCGCTTTTCTAATGCTGGTACATCAATAAAGGGCTTTTCTACTGTAGCGGGCTTTTCGATCTCGATCCCGTCAACTTGATCTAGATTGAATACAAAATAGCTTTTTAAGCAATGGTAAGCGCTTGATTCTAGCTGACCATTTTCAGGATTGACTGATTCCTTTTTAATCGGTGAATAGAATACGATCATCGTACCCTTTTCGCCTTTTCTGACTGTAGCGCCTAATTCCTGCCATTGTTTAAAGCTCGCCCATTTAGAGCTAGAGAATCCACTCATACCTAGAATTACTCTATTGATCCCGTTATAGGGCTTTTTGCTAATGATGTTTTGATCTTCGCCAGCGCTAGCGAATGTAGTCCAGGGCTTAATCCAGGGCGCTGCACCTTTTTCTAATTCGCTGATGATTCTGTCAGTCACTTGTTGATAGATTTTATTTTCCATGATTTGATCCCGTTTAGTTAGGTTATAAACATTAGTACTACAGTTTGATTATACATAAATATAGGTTATGCAACCATTTACGCTATGATATATATCTATCAACTATCGTCTATAGATAGCTATAGACTATCTACTATTGTCTATAGATATATATATCTATATATATATAGTATGTATAGGAATGTAGTAGATAACTTATATATAGGTAAGGGGATTAGAACTATAGCCAGGGAGATAGCCACTTTTTCCATACTCTAGAAAAGGGTATTTTTGCTAATTGGGTAAGGCAATGGGAAAAAGAAAACTAAGCTAATCGCAAAATGGTTTTGGTCAGCCCGTAGCTTTTTGCGTGATCGTTTTGTATTTATTTGGCTATTTAAATGGGTTTGGACTTGGAAAAGAGCGCACCCCATTCCCACCCCACCCCAAAGAAAAATCAGATTTTCTGAAGGATGTCGGTATTAGGCGTAAGGTCTATGGAATCAAAGGTAGTCGTGTAGATGGTTCTACCCAGAATCTTGTCCATGTTCCATTGGTTGTAGGTAGTCCACAAAGGTCCTGTATCCACCGCCACGATGTATTGGCAGTATTGCGCTAGGTTACCGATCTCGGTGACCGTCATGTGCATTTCTAGCGTGCTTGGGCAGAGCTTGGTGGGATAGACCGTAATCACATCCATGTCCTGACAGAGCTTCTTGGTTAGGCTCTCAAACTTGCCTGGGGAAAAGGTGGGCAACTGGTTGCTCCCTGGCGGGCAATTGATAATGAGGACATCAAAGGGCTTATAGACCTTCTTCCTCAAAGCGGGGTACTCAAAGAGTAGGTCGTACTTAGTCCGTATCGGGTTCTCCACGCCTAGCTGCTTAGAAAAAGTGTCAAACCAGTCTAGGTGCAGATCAACCCAATGGCGCTGTTTGGGGTGTCGGTAAAACCACCCATCTACGCCAAGCCAGGCGTTTGTTGCGGAATTTGCCCTCTCCCGTAGAGGAAGAATCTCGATAGTCGTTAAATCTTCTACTACTGCAAGCAATTGCGGGATATAGATGTCCTGGCAGTAATGGCGAAAGATGTAGTCAGGATAGAGGTAGGACAGTCGCCTTAGATAGTTTAGGTGGATTAGTTGGTCACCAAGATGATATTCATTGTAGGTTTGTATCATGTTGTGTATTATATGGTTATGAAAGGAGATGTAAAGATGAATATAGAGATTGAAAAGAATATTCCAATTCCCCCTGAGAAAAAGCGCAATGTGTACCCATATAAGATCATGGACATTGGAGAGAGTTTTGTAATTCCACAAGCAAAGATACAAATTGTGTGCAATGCCAACTACCGAGCTGGCAAAGCATCGGGTAAAAAGTTTATCGCTAGGCGAGAAGGGGATGGGGTACGGGTATGGAGAACGCAATAAATCAAGCCAATGGCTCAATCAGCGTCAATGAGCTAATTGAAAAAGCAAGTGATGATGCTAAAAAGATGTATATGCAACGCATCTGGGCAATGGACAAAGATCAAATATTCCATGAATTGATGCGGGTTCATGCCGAGAGTTCCAAGCTGCTTATGCAAGCCCAAGCGGAATTAGAGCGTTTGCGCCAAGTGGTAGGTGAGGATGACACAAAGCGACATTGATAAATTAACCCAAGAACGCCTACTCTACAAAACCGAAATGTTAAAAGCCATAGCTTGCCGAACTAAGAAACAGAAGATAAAGTTAGCAGATGAATGGAAAAAGAACTATTCAACCATGACTTATGTGGCGCTTATTAATCTAGCCCGTAACCACCAAGCTAGGTTAAAGGTAGCGTATTGGGATATTCCAAACTTTGAGCAAAAGAAACTAAACAAACACCAATGAAAAAGACCGCAGCCGTAGTTACCGTTACCACGGGTCGCAAAGAGCTAGAGCGCTGTTTACGGGGTGTGGCACACCAATCCTACCCATGCACCCATTATGTGTTGTGCGATGGCGAGGATGACCATGCAATAGCCCAGTTCTACGATATGACCAGGGATTACGCTAATTACGAAGCCCGTTGGTCCTATTGGGGTAATACCATTGGTGGTGGGAACGGGTGGCTTGGTCAACGATGGCTAGCGGCTGCTCCACACCTTATAACTGAGGATGTCACTTTTTTTTGCAACGATGATGATTGGTTTGATGAGCATCATGTTAAATCTATCATGGAAAAGATTGACCAAGGCTTTGATTGGGCTTATAGCTTACGCAAGATTTATGATAAAGATGGAAAGTATTTGTTTGACGACAACTGCGAAGCCATTGGCGAAAACCATCACGCTTGGAATATTGAAGGACATCACTTTGTAGATTCTTGTATGTTTGGCATGAAAACTGATTTGTTAAAGCAAATTAGCATTGTGATGAATCGCCCAGGTTTAGATATTGACCGACATTTTTATGCGGCAGCTAGAAACATATTTCCAAACTTTACAGGTACAAATAAGCATACTTTTAACTTCCGATTGGGTGGAAGCTGTGGGGTGCAAAAGGAGTTCTTTGAACTAGGCAACGCCTGGATGCTCAAAAAGTTTGACAACAAATTACCGTGGATTAAAACCTAATGGATTTTAACCTTAATCAGTTTTACAACTTTTGCTCTCAGCTACAGATTGAAACCAAAGAGCAAGGATTAAAGCGCATGGGCAGTCTGCTCGGTACGCAGACCTATGTAATGAATGAAATCAAAAAGGGTTTGGCAGAGGATGTGCATTTCTTTGTCATCCTGAAAGGAAGGCAACTTGGCATCACTACAATATCACTCGCACTTGATCTCTACTGGCACTTTACCCATCCAGGGCTGCAAGGAACGCTCACCACAGACACCGAAGAAAACCGAGATATGTTCCGATCAACCCTTGCCATGTATATGGAAGGTTTACCCAAAGAGTATCGAATCCCGCTTCTTGCCCATAATCGGAATCAGCTTTCCCTCAAGAACCGCAGCCGTCTGTTTTATCAAGTCGCTGGGCTTAGAGCAAAAGGTTCACTTGGTCGTGGAAAAGCTATCACTTACCTCCACGGCACGGAAACGAGTTCTTGGGGAGATGAGGAAGGACTAGCTTCCTTATTGGCTTCTTTAGCGGAAACCAACCCAGATCGGATGTACTTGTTTGAATCGACTGCCCGTGGCTTCAATATGTTCCACGATATGTATGTCACCGCTAAACGGGCTAGAACCCAACGGGCTATTTTCTGTGGCTGGTGGCGCAATGAACTTTACAGCCTTGATCCTGAGGGTCAAACCTATAAGGTGTATTGGGATGGCAAACTTACGGGCGAAGAAAAAGAGTGGGTAAAAGACATTAAAAAACTCTATGACTTTGAAATTAATAGCCGTCAAATAGCCTGGTGGCGCTGGAAACTATATGAAGGCATTAAGGATGACAGCTTAATGTACCAAGAGTTTCCGCCCACCGAGGACTACGCCTTTGTGATGACGGGTACTTCTTTCTTTTCCAATGCAAGGTGTACCGATGCCGTTAAAAAGATTAAGCGCATGGATTGTGAGTATTTTCGATATAGCTTTGGAGTTAACTTCCAAGATACTGAAGTTCTTAAATCCACAGAAAGACTGGCTACACTCAAGATTTGGGAGCAGCCTGTTGATACTGCTTATTATGTTATTGGCGCTGATCCCGCTTACGGTAGTTCTGATTGGGCTGATCGTTTCTGTATTCAGGTCTATCGGGTATATGCTGACGGGCTGGAACAGGTGGCTTCCTTTGCGACTTCGGAACTAAACACTTACCAGTTTGCCTGGATCATTGCCCACTTAGCGGGCGCATACAAAAACTCCACCTTAAACCTTGAAGTCAACGGTCCAGGTCAAGCCGTGATTAACGAACTCAAGAATTTAAGACGACAAGCCGCCAATATGGGTAGCGCTTTGGGTAAAGACTTGATGGATGTGTACGCCAATATGCAAAACTACATTTGGCGCAGAAACGATACCTTGGGAGGAATATCCAACAGCATTGGCTGGCTGACTACGGCAGCGACTAAGGAACGGATGCTGACCTACATGAAAGATTACTTTGAGCGTGGCATGATGGACATTTACGACATGGACACCATTGAAGAAATGAAAACCATGGTGCGTGATGGCGGCTCAATCATGGCTTCTGGGCGTAATAAGGATGACCGAGTGATTGCTTCGGCTTTGGCGTGCGCTGCTTTTGCCGAACAAGTACAGCCACGGCTAATAGCCCAAAAGATTACCCGCAATATTTCACGGGTGCAAGACGACTTTACTCCAGAGCAATTAACCGTTGGGCGTAATGTATCGGATTACTTAAAACGCATTGGGGTGTATGGACAATGAAACCCACAATTCCAAAGCGTGATTTAAAAATTATCATGCGCCGATTTTTGTCGGACAAAGATCGAGGAATCAGTATTCCCTTGTTTTCCGATTTGTGTGGCGTATCCATTAATCAAATACGGGATGTGTTTTTAAACAACACCGAACCCTTGAGTGAGTATGTGCAAAGGCGAGTTAGCAAAGCGTACAACGAGTGGAAAGATGGCGAGGTTGCCATTATGCAAAACCGAGATACCAGCAAGTTTGTGCAGTACCGCAAAGAATCCAAGCCAGCTTTAGAGAAAGTAACCAAGTTGCAAGTGGTTAATGGAAAGATTAAGATTAAGTTAGGTATTAATAAGAAGTATGATTATTCAGATAGTACATTAGATGAACAGTTAGGAAGGGGATGATATGGCTGTAAAAAATGATTACAAATGCCCAACACACGGGTACTTTGAAAGCACCAAGGCAAAATGCCCAATGAAAGGATGTCAAGATGAAGTTTTTATCGTTTTTCTCCAAGCTCCAGCAATGCTTTCAGCGAAAACCCGCTTTACCGACAAGTCAACCAAGCAACTTGCCATCGAGTTCGATATGTCCAACATCAAAACCACTAGAGAAGGCGAAAACCAAAGCGGATACCTT